ACAGATCGGGCTGACCACCATCAGTGAACATCACGCTATCCTCTCATACTTGTAGATGGTGCCAAACCGTGTGAAGCCCATGTGTCGATACAGAGCATCGACTGCGACGGTGCGAATACCGGCAACGTCTCCTGATTGAACGAGAATGGCGCCCTTGGTATCAATGCACCAATCGACAAAGCCACGCATGAGACGCATGCCAATCGCAGCGCGCTTCGGTGTGCCTTCACGCACATACCATGCATCCTCGACACCCATGCCACGTGGACTGAAGTAGAAGGACACGACCTTGCCGCACACCGCGCCGACGTATCCACCATCATCATCCCGTGCCAGCCTGAAGTAGTAGTTCGGATCACTCAGCGTGTAGGTCATCGTGTTGCGGCACCAGTTCCAGTCGAACACAGGGCCGTGCTGTCCATACGTACCAAGACCATGCAACTCCTTAGCAAGTCCAACCGCATAGCTCAGGTTGTCCATGTCAAGTGGAACATACTGCATCTATCGCCTGATGCCGCCATGCACGTATGCCAGTGACACACTGATGAACTTCAACTTGCGCTTGGTCGCACCGAAGAACCGCAGCTTCATCAGCTTGAATTTCGTGGTCCACGCATACAGTCGCTCATCACTGCTGCGTCGCCCACCACCATACGGCGCGTCACCATACGGCACGTTACCGAAGCCGCCCACACCACCGCCCATGAAGTTCATCTGCAACATCGGCTGATCAACGCCCTGATACGTGATGATGTTGTCAACGAATGCTTCTGCTGTGAACTCCGCATCGCCCTGCGTATCCAGACCGAGATACCGCGTCTGCTTGATATCCATGCGGTGCTTGAAGTCAGCCCATGGCATCTCCCACTCGAATGCAATCGACTCACCACTGCTACTGTTCACCGCTGGATCATTCAGTCGATCAGCACCAACAGTCGGGTTATCGAAGTCATACGAATACAGCTTGTTGCCGCGTGCGAAGATCACGTTCTGCAACGCAGTCCTGCATGCTGCCTGCCATATCCACCCGCGCAGACGTGCCCATGCTTGTATCTTCAGTGCAGGGATGTTGGTGAAACTGAAGCACACGGTCTCATTGACGGTCACACCATCCGCAGCAAACGATGGCACGAACAGCATGTAGCGGAAATGGCGCAGATCGTAGACCGCGAACACTGACTTGCTGATCTGTGCATGTGTCAGTGGCTGAACCATCCCTGTGATCATGGGATCGATCAGGTGACTAGCCCTGACAGGTCGTAGCGTGTTGAACATGTTCACACGCGTGATCGAATTCACTCCCACATTGTCGCAGTAGAAGGTATCGTCTCCCACTGAGATGAGCGACCTGTGCGTGAGGCACCCATACTCTTCGATGAAGCCGTCATCGCTGGGAGTATGCACTGCTGGCGTGCCAGTGTAGACACCCAAGTTGACAGGCAACACTCCACGCTCGAACGTGACCAGCAACTTGTCACGATAGGCCACCAGTCCAGTGATCGTAGCGGAACCAAGAGACACGCGAGGACCAAGGTCAACGTTAACAGCGTCGTTCGGTGCCGGATCGCCAAAGTATGTCCCACTCGTGCCACGTGCGCTGATGAACAATGTGCTGGGATTAGTCACTACACCAGCAATGCATGTATACTGTGAATGTGCGATTACATACTTGCCGACAGGCGTGTTGACATTCGATATCTCAGCAAGATCAACGAGGAACTGCACCAGCAGGTAGTTTGCGTTGGTTGGATCGCCACTTACGATCAGTGGCTTGTCGCGCCCGTTGCAGATGATCAGGTCACTGTTGAAGATTGTGAAGTTGACCTCAGTCACGCCCGCTGGCCATGGCGTTGCTGCACCGATCAGCATCTCTACAACGCTGCCATCACCAGCGACTTTATACATCCTACCAGTGGTCTGTATCGTGATGATGTGATCGACGAAGTAGTAGCAATTCACGATGTCAGCAGGATCACCCAACTGATTGCTGAACAACTTCGTGCCAGGACGCAGTGCGAGTGCACCATCAATGCTACGCTCAAGGTTGTCTAGCACCTTGGCGAACTTCGGTGACATGTTCAGGTCGGTGTCGGTGACGTTCAGTCCACCCTCGAACGACCGAACGGTGGACACCTGCATGTTACTCTGCGGCTGTTGACCGCGAGGGTTCAGATTGCCACTGGTCTTGTTCAGATACACTACTTAGGCTCCGATGATGACTGTGCCATGGTGTCCTCAGAGGTCTGCCGACGCTATAACCATTCGGGAAAAGCTCGCCTGCCCAGCCCCTGCCGACTGTGCCCAAACACGACAGCCTCGTGGCGTCGCTACATCAAAGTTCACCGTGCCTATATTCATATCAGGCGAAAGAACTGTTCCAGGTAATAGCGTAGGAACGCCCCGCATTTGAACAGCGAATAATGCGCCATCTCCTATATACGCCCCTCCGGCTGCTGCTGTTGCTATCGCATGAGCATCTGCCCACTGATAAAACCGCTGGCAGTTCGCCAGATCATAGCGCGGATCGGGCTTCTCAAGCGGTGTCGCCACGGACCCGACCTCTAGCTGAACGCCCCATAACTGTATGATGCCGGATTGCACGCCAACGGCTGCAACAGCTTGGCTGGAATATAAGAAATCGAATGTCGTCGCATCATTGCCGTTAGTTCCTAACGTCTTACCAGCTACCGACGGCACATTGAACGTCAATGAATATCGCGTTGGTGTAGTAGATAATGTGACTGCCTGAACGGTGCCAGGAACTCCCGCCGACGGTGATCCACCGGTGCCAAATCCCTGATCGAGTGACAGTCCTAGTTTTAATCCAGCGACAGAGGCCGATGCCCAAAAGCTAGCGGTAACTGTTTTACCAGATAGTCGCCTAACGCCTTCGATGGGCTGATATATCTGTAAGGTCGATCCAGCCGTTGCGCTGCCTGCGAAGTTGCATTGGAGAACATTCGTGCCGCTTTCATCTCCAACCCAAGCACCTGCTGCTTCCGCAAGAATACTAACTTGAGCAGTGCCATTGAGAAAATACAAGCCCCATCTGTCCGCCGTATACGCAGTCGCAATCCACGGCCCCGCTCCACGCTGTGCCACATTGAACAGTGGATTGTGGATCAGATTGCGACCAATATCTCCCATCGACTGCACGGTGAGATTACCGATACTGCTAGTCCACTTCACACCATCCCACACGTATACGATGCCACCTACGCCTGTGACGCGCTGACCTGTGCTGGGTGAATTGGGGAAATCGAATGCCATGTCTGACCCCTACGAAATCTGCACCCAAGCACCATTCTTGCGTGCATACGTGTGCCCGTCAATTGGTGCGTCACCAATCGTGCCTGTGTTGGCGACGACAACCCACTGCACTGAGTTGCCATCGCTATACCGTATGTATAGCTGTGTTCCCACACTATCGAACCACAAGTCGCCAGTCTTAGAATTGACCGGTGCGACATCACTGATCGTGATCACCACGATGGGGCTAGACACGTTGGATGTTGCCAGCCAGTAGCCTGGATACGTTGCACGATCCTGTGCGAACGTTGTGGGCAGTGCCGAACTCGTGTGCGTCACCCGTGCCTGGTATATCGTGGCATTGCTACTATCAAGCGCAGTCTGACCTGCGATGTATTGTGTGGCATTCACCCACTGGCCTGTGTAGTTCGGCACAGCCATGTAGCTTGCGATGAACGCATCGATGATGGTCATGTTGCCGTTGACAGCATCATCCCATGGGATCGTGTCAAACGGAGGCAACTGCAACTTGAGGAACGGTGTCGTTGTCGCCATCAGACCAATACCCACTGTGTCGAGTTGCCATCATTGTAGCCAACATACAGGCGAGCACCAACGCTGTCGAACCACAGGATACCATTGCCTATCGTCGGTGGTGTATCAGCCACTGTGACTACAGCAACGGCAGTGCCAGTCTTGCCATCCACATACGCCTTGTTGGCGGCATCAAGGTTACTCTGTGGTGCCTGAAGATTAACGATCTTCAACCCAGCCATGTCCAGATTGTAGTTCAACCGCAGCCCATTGGCATCCCATCCGCCCACGTTCTGGCTGGCAATAACTGTCAGCACTTCTTCACCAACACGCGCGAAGCCATGTGCCGCATCACCCAACCCAATTGCACCAATGGTAGAACTGCCCATGTCCTGTAGGATCAGTGGGCCAGTCAGTGTCCCACCAGTCAATGGTAAGAATGGACCACCGCCTGCTGGCTGGTATCGCATGTCACCAGTGCGCATGTTCAGTGCATCAGTTGCACCAGTCGCATCACCTACCTGTGTGATGCGATTGTTGAGCATGTAGAGCATACCGTAGCTCTGCATGGAGTTGGCGAAGAACGAGGCCGAAAGGACGCCCTTCACTCCAATCGATAGAGCATCACCGCTGCGATCTATGCCTGAGCCATCCATATCACCGATAGCCAGAGATGGTGCAGCCAATGAGCCATTCGGCAGTTGCAGCGTTCCGCTCAGTGAGCCACCAGTGAGAGGCAGATACACACCACCACTACCTGCTGCGAGGCGATCCACATACTGCTTCGTAGCAGCATGAAACGTGGTCAGTGGATCGCCCCACAATGTGAGCATGCCTTGCATCGTGTCGCCACTGCGATCAACGCGCTCACTCAACGCCTGATTGAGTTTGTCAGCGCGTAGTGGGCTTTCACCACGTGTGAACGATGTAGTCACGCGAGCGGGTCCGCATCCAACACGAAGTAGCCACTGTCCACATCCATCTCGCTCGGATACCGTGGATCGAGTGCAATCGGGTGCTGTGCGAATGCAGCCTTGATCATCCGTCTGCGGTTCTGTGCCAACACCTGGAACTTGTTCACCTGCGCAGGGATCGTGCCATCGTCCACACAATACATCCAGCATGCATCGTATTGCAGCAGCAATCGATCCAGATACACTGTGTCATCGAGGTTCAGCGGCAACCGTGGTCGCTGTCGTGCCCACACCACAACTGCTGCTGTGCTATCTGGTGGATAGACTTTGAACGGTCGCCCTGGTGTCGTGTAGTCGGGCGCCATGTAATACGTGCTCAGTCCGCGGTTCATCGCGAACGGATTAACACTCTGTGGCAACTCGCGCAGTTTCCTGTTCGTGCCATCACGAAACACCGCTGCGATGTCATGATACTCAGTGATCATCGCGAGTGGGCCAACGAGGTCCAGTGTCAAGCTACCAGTCGTGCCATCGAGTGGCACCGGTCCGATATAGCACATGTAGTCGGGCCACCACATCTCTTCCAACTCCAACAACAGTGCGTCCTGCACATGCTGCTGTATCCTGCCCGACGCATACACCTGCGTAGCGATGCCAGGCACCTGTGACAGTTCATTGATGACCGCGTTTACAATGTCCCGCACAACTGCTGGCATCGCCTCGCCCCCTTATGCAGCAGCTTGTTGCAGCCCCATCAGTCCACCATGGTTGGCTGTGTTCACGTCATTCACGCAATCGAACACAGCACTGATGATGTTCGTGCCATTCATCGCCGTGGTGGTAGTATACGCACCGCGCGGATCGAGCGTGACGTTCGTCTGCGGATCAACCAGAGACGGAGCCTGCAACGTTCCCGCAGCAGCAGTAACGCCGTTACCAACTTCATACCCACACCGTATGGCCTTGTATGGCAGTCCCAGCTTGACACCAGTGCCGATGTTCACAGTCGTGCCAGCCGTTGCACCGAACGTCGCGTAGTTGAACGACTTGAAGCATTTGTTCCCGACAACCGGCGTTGCACCGTTGAGCGTGAAGCTCTCAGCGATGGGCTGA